CAATCCTTGCCAAACCTAGTTATGCAGGACGAGCAAGGGTTTTTTATTTATGCCATGAACATTGTCGCAAAAATAACCATTTATGAAGGAGTTGAGGTCTGATGGCAAGAGAAAAGAACGCCAAAACGAAGTACTATGTCGGGGCAATTCCAACAGATGGCCAATCTCAGCCGACGTATTTCCGCCTCGGGAAATGGATTTCATCGGTTACGGATGATTCGGAAGAAGAAACCGAAGATACGGGGTTCTACGATGGTGATGGGACTCCGGAAACTGACGTTCGTTCGGTGAAGAAGACATATACTTTCGAGGGATTTTATGACGACGATGACCCGGCCATGAAATTTATTGCCAGCCTTGAATTCGAAACAGGAGAAGGACGGAAAATCATGTTTAAACAAGAGCGTTCGAACGGCGACGTGTTGGAAGGACCTGCTACGGTGACGGAAATCAAGGTTACTGGTGGCGAGGCTACAGAGTACGAAACATTCTCCTGCACAATAGCATGGGATCGGAAACCGACTATCACTCCGGGCGGTACGGGGGTTTAAGAGGGTAGCATCTTTCTACCCTCTTTTTTTACATACCAATCCTTTAAGAGGTGATTCTTATGGCCATCAAAATTCAAACGAAAAAGCCGGAAATACCGGTTGAAATCGGGGATCTGAAATTTGTTTTTGATGTATCTGACGAATCGATCAAGAATTTCCGGGAAAAAGCCAAAAATGCAATCGAAGCGATCGAAAAAATTGAGGTAGATGAGAAAGACGAAAACAAGGCGCTGGACAGTATCAAAGACATTTTGCGACAAGGATTTGATTTTATGCTAGGAGACGGGGCCTTCGAGAAAATTTACGAATTGTCCCCGTCAGTCCTTTACTGCATGCAATATTTCCAACAAGTTGTCGAGGGAATCGAGGAAGAGTTGCGAGCTATGGGATTCGTGGAATCACAAGCGGAGAAGGCGAAGAAATATCTCCAAGCGAAAAAGAAGTGATTGCTCATGGATTTGGCTTACCCGCTGGATGATACCGTTGAGATTGACGGGAAGAAATATAAACTGGACCTGTCATTTGACAATGTTCTCCGGCTGATCGATATGCTCAACGATAAAGAGCTTGATGACGTGACACAGATTGAGACCGGGCTATATATGCTTCTTGGCGTTGAATTGGACTATCCGATTGAAAAGAAGGCTGAAATCTTTCAAAAGATTTTCCGTGAAACGATCGGAAAAGAAACCGAGGGAAACATCCCGGTTGATATTGAAGGAAACCCTCTGCCTGTGGACTCGGAAGAACAAAGGGTCTATTCAATCAAACAGGATGCGGAGTATATTTACGCGTCTTTTTATCAGGATTATGGGATAGACCTCTTTGAAGCCCAGGGAAAATTACACTGGGAAAAATTTAAAGCCTTGCTTGTTGGTTTGCGTCCAGATACGAAGTTTAAAGAAGTCATTGAAATACGGACAATGGAGCTCCCTTCCGGCAAGGGAATGGAGAAGGAAAGAGAGCGAATCAAGAAGCTTAAAGCATACTACAAGCTGAAAGAAGACGAGCCGTAAGGCTCTTTTTTATTTGCCTGAGAAAGGCAGGTGAAGCAACATGGCTGACGGCCGCGTTGTGATTGATGTCATATTGGATGATAGCTCGGTTGCAAAAGGTGTGGCCAATATCGAGAAAAAACTTGGCGGCATACAGGGGACGGCATCGAAAGTTGTATCAGGACTGGCGAGAGTTGGCGCAGCCGTAGGGGCCGCTATCGGGGCCGCGGGGCTCGCAGTCGGAAAGATCGGGCTGGAATTCAACGCGATGAAAGAGCAGTCTATGGTCGCGTGGACAACGCTTTTAGGCTCGGCTAAAGAAGCGCAAGACATGCTCAAACGCATTAGCGACCTGGCGAAGTCGACGCCATTTGAGACCGAGGATGTCGACATCATGGCAAAATATATGCACAATGCCGGTCTTTCAGGAGACCAACTATTTAAAACATTGACGCGAATTTCCGACGTCTCTTCGGCTTTCGCCATTCCGGCAGCAGAGGCCCGAGAAATGGCTAGGCAAATGAGCCAGGTCATGCAAGCCGGGGTCGCCTATACGGAAGATCTGAACATACTTCAAGACCGTGGCGTACCCATCTACAAAGCTATAAGCGAGCAGTTAGGTGTCACGGTCGCGGACGTCCGTAAATTGGCTTCCGAAGGGAAAGTTACTTCCGACATTTATATTGCGGCTTTCGACAATATTGCAAAAGGCGTAGATGGAGCGAGCCAAGCACAATCTCAAACATTCAGTGGCATGATTAGCACGTTCAAGGATAACATCAAAATACTGGCCGGCGAACTAACTGAAGGGTTGTTCAACCGCGTCAAGGGCGGATTTTCGAATGTCTTGTCACTTTTGGAGGATTTTAATGAAGGGTTACAAAATGGCGGGCTTATGGGCGCGTTTGAAGCGATACTGCCGCCGTCTGTTTTTGAAAGATTCCAGAAGTTTGCTACTGAATTTGAGAATATTTTTAATGCGCTTAAGCAAGGAGATATAAGCGGGGCAATAACAGCTGCGTCAAGTTTGATAAATAGTTTTATTCAAACTATCATTCAGCAAATACCGACTTTACTACAGCAAGGGCGATCGATTTTACAGTCAGTCATCAATGGAATTGTTGACGCTTTACCCGTAATAATTCCAGCTGCATTGTCGATCATTGAAACACTAATAAATAACATTTCATCAAACATACAGTTAATTTTGACTGCGGGAACTGAAATATTACTCGCCTTGGTCGATGGAATCATTAAAATGTTGCCCCAGCTCATTGATACAGGAATTTTGTTAATTAATAAGATAGTTGAAATTGTAGTGGAAAACCTTCCGCGAATTATAGACGCAGGCATAAAAATATTGATTGCGTTGGTCGAAGGAATTACGGACAGATTGCCTGATTTGGTCGCTATAGGAATTACGTTACTTGTTAAATTGGCAGGTGCAATTATCCGTAATTTACCGAAAATACTGGCGGCCGGTGGAAAAATTTTAATTATGCTAATTAACGGCATTATAAAACTAATACCTATGCTTTTATCTCTTGGGGGAGAGCTAATTATAGATTTAGCAGGAGCAATAGGAAAAAAAGTATATAAATTAAAGGACGTCGGGAAGGACTTAATAAAAGGTCTTTGGAACGGCATAAAATCCGTCAAGAACTGGATTCTTGGTAAGATTAACGGTTTTGTGGACGATATAGTCGGCGGCATCAAAAAGTTTTTCAAAATCGGATCACCCTCGAAATTGATGGCTAACGAAGTCGGCCGCTGGATTCCGGCTGGGATTGCAGAAGGAATAGAAAGAGAAGAAAAAACCGCAATGCAAGCAATGAGAAGGCTTGGCGCATCATTAAGCACGACCATCACTCCATCGGTAAATGTAAGCAATCCATTGCGTGGGGCGAGTTTGCCGATCGGAAACCTTGTTCCTGCGGGTGTTTATTCCGGATTCTCACCCGTTTCCAAAGTGGCCCAAACGGTTCAACCTTATGATGATTCGGAGATTAAGATGTTGCTGAAACAAATCGCAGAAAAAAGCGGGGATGTTTATCTCGGACTTGAAAAAGTCGGCAGAATAATGGATGCGGAACAAGGGAAACGGACAGGCCTTTATGGGAGGAGGGTTGCGTACTAATGTTCGGTATAACTTTTAACGGAAAGCACAGTTATAACGACTTCGGATTAAGGGTGATCGATAAAACGATAGGTAATCCGTCCAAAATCAAAGTCAAAGAGCGCATACCCATCTCCAATCAGATTTACGATTTTTCTCAAATTTATGGAGGTCAAGAGTATGAAGAACGCCAACTGACATATGTTTTTGATTTGAAAGATTACGACAAAAAGATGTTAGCGATCAGGAAAACCGAGATTTTAAATTGGCTGATGGGACCAGTCGGAAAGACAAAATTAGTGGATGACTATATTGAGGGTTATTATTTTCTTGCTGAGGTCGAAGAAGCTCCAGACTTCGACGAAATGAGATTCAGGGGTACGCTGACGGTCAATTTTACTGCGTACCCTTTTCAAATTGCAGAGCTTCATGAAGGAAACGATATTTGGGATACATTCAATTTTCTGCTTGATGTAGCGCAAATCACTGATTTCACAGTTAATGGGTCGTTATTCGTAAAATTAATCAATCCGGGAGTATCGGTTCTCGTTCCGACCGTCATCTCAAATGTGCAAATGACAATTATCAAGGAAGGGTCTACTTTTTTGGTTCCTCCGGGGACTTCCAAAAGTCTGGATTTTTGTTTATATCCTGGAGAGAATCCCATGACTATTCAGGGAAATGGCACGATCTCCTTCAGGTTTTATAAGGAGCTGATCTGACATGTACAAAGTATCAATCATAAATAATGGAGTCGAAACAGTCATCCATCATCCGGCTT